GTCCTTTAAATGTTTTTTCTTGTATTTTATGCTCATACATCTCTGCAATTACACAAAATATATTTTCTTCTTCTTTAGTATTTTGATGATTTCGATATACAACCTCTAATATAGAACATTCTTTTTCTGGATTTTTTTCCATATCTTGTTTCATTTTTTCAGATATATCTGCATTTGGATATGCTATTTCTATTTGATTAAACTTTATACTTCGTTTTCGAAATACATGGTCAATCTTATCATCATAGCCAGAGTCTAATATTAGTTGCGGTAAAGGTATGGATTTGAATTTAATTGGCTGTACGGCATCTCCTTCTTCCACAAGGAGACAACCTGTACCAACTGCGCAATCTAAAAATGTTTCATGTACTTCTTGTGAAAAATTACTATTTTGTAATATCTCAAATACATATTCTGTAACATTATCTAATAATTCATTAACATCCTTTTGACTTTCTTTTGGAACTTCACTACCTGCTACAAGGTCTGCCCATCTTGCAAAGTTAGGAACAATACCTGCTTGAAGTCTACTTGCAAACTCTTGAACACCTACTACAGCCGTTTCATCAAATATTCTATCATTACGACTTCGACCTATAGTTTCGCTATAAAAACTTTCTCTTTGTGGTAAGCAATATTCATAACAATCTTCAAAGGTAGGATTCCATTGGTCTTTGATTGCCAAAGCCTTTTTATACCTTGTCATTAATTGTTTTACAGGAGAGTCATCTGGATTAATATCAGCAGATGTTGGTTTATAATCAATTACCATTAGTTTCTAACGATTCCTTTCATTCCAAAAAAAGACACATAGTCCAATAAATAAATATAATAATACTAAAGTCAGACTAAACGCCTAGTGTATCTCGTGTTTGTAAACTACCTTGCACCGTAAATCCTTGTCCACCTCTTCTACCAGATAGAAGTCCTCTTCTACCACGAGTGCCAGATGCTTGTGCTACTCTTTCTTGGAACTGTTCTTCTTTAAGTTTTGAACGTTCTGCAAGTTCTTCTCTTCGAGCGGCGGCACGTTGTCTACGCAACGACTCATCTTGAGGCGGTGGTGGTGGTGGGGGTGGTGGTCTTGAGCCTCCTCCTACACACATTATCTTCTCCTTTCGTATATGCTTTTAGGTTTTAAATTAAAAACATTAAAATTTCTTTTTGCTATTATAGGTTTACTAGATTTATTACCCATTGTCAAAGTTCTTCCTTCTCCTGCTCCAAGTAATAAATATTGAAGTGCATCATGTATATGTGAGAATCTGTTCTTATTTGGCTTTTCATCATAACGCTCTCCACTTACTTGAAGTCTACGATAATGATAACCGCCTGTAAATCCTTTAATAAGATTGGTACAACTTTTATCTACAAGTAAACCACTTTCACCATCTACCATTCTATTAAGTGTAGCATTTACTGATTCTAAACGTAAACTTACATCATTGCTAGGTGCGGGTCTTGCCATAATCCCTAGTCCTTTTAATATTTGAAATGGTGTATTTTCATCTGTTTGAACCCTATGGTCACCTGCAGGGTCACCAAATATTTGAAATGGACGTGGCAAATACTTTGTCATACTCATTTTCATAAGTTCTGCAAAACGTACAATCCCCATATCTTCTGCAACAAGTTCTTCACAGATAATCCATCTGCTTCTTATTTTTTGTGCAAAGACACAGGCAGGAGTCAATCCAAAGTCAATTCCAATATAAATAGGTAGTTGTGGTGCAAGGGCTAGTTCGCCTTTAGCAACATGAACATCAGTTCTAAATGATTCGTAAACAGGCTTACCATCTTCTATTTGTCCTAGTTTATTTAATACATATACATCAATCCATGATTTTGTTTTACCTCGTATAATATTTTGATAATAATTTGCTGTAAGATTTTTACTATTTTCTTGTTTTGGATTTTCTTTATAACTTTCTATTTCTTTTTCATTATTACGTTGTTCTAGCAATGCAGGTGGTTGATTCCAAAACTTCCAGTTATCTGGAGTTATTAACATTTTTGCTTCTTGTTTACTTATATAATCTGGAATAATTGATTCACCAGACATGATACTCCACCAGTGGTCTGTATCTGGAGGGTTGGTATCGCAAATAACACCATACCATGTTGGGCCACCATCACGCATAGATGGAAAACGACCAACACGCATAGAACAAGCATCAACAATTGACTTAGGAATCTCTCTAGCTTCATTTATCCAAACTCCTGTTAGTTCTAAAGATAATAACTTTTTAACATCTTCTGGTCTATCTAAAGCTAAAAATATAACTTCAAGGTCTATATCACCTTTTTGTATCTTATGTGTATAAGGCACACTCCATGTAAATGTACCCCAATCTTCTTCGGGAAACCAATCTAACCATGTTTTTATAGTTGTTGTTTTAAGTTGTGGATTTGTATTTCTTATGACTGCCCATCTAGATTTACGTATACCATCTTCTGATTTTGCTTGAGTTATTGCTGTTTTAATTATTTCTATACAACAGGCAACAGATTTACCCGAACCAACTGGGCCACGTATACCTCTAAAAAAACTTTTATTTTTAAGAAACTCTTTTAGAGTATCACCATCTGGCTTATAGTTTAGTGATGCCATAATCAACAGCTAGTTTAATTAATTTTTCTCTAGCGTTTTCAGATAATGATTCTATTATTCTGTCCGCTTCGTGATTGGTTACAAACTCTTTTGGGTAGTGTTTCATGTGTTGTGTTTTTACAACAGTTCGCAATGTGTCTATTTCTTTGATAGATAAACGTGTAAAAAGCGTCATACTCTTCTATATTTTCTAACTTTTCTTGCTATTGCTTTTGGTTGTTTACTAAACTGTTTACCCATAGCTTTATCTTTACGTTTCTTTGCGGATGTACGGGCATATTCTGCTGATGATAAATTTTTAATAGCTTTTGCTGGAAGATAGCGTTCTCCTGTTTCAGAAGATTTTTTACCCGACTTTGTTCGCCATTTTTGTTTTGACCATTTTGCAAGTGAGGTTTTTGATTTACCACCACCACTATAACCACCTCCTGCTTTTTTGTAGGCTTTGACGGCGGCTTGGGCTTTTCTACCTGACCATTGTCCTGCACCTGTTCCATGACTTGCTTGTGCTTTTATACGAGCAACTATTCTTTTCCAAAGAGTTGGTTTTGTTTTTTTTGCTGTCTTACTCATTTTTTTGCTCTATTAAATGATATAGATGTTATTCGTATATTAGCTAAATTATTATTTCTAGGATTGCCGTCTTTATGGTCTATATCTTTTTTGTCGTTTTTACTTACTTTTTTCAATCGCATAAGTAGTCTACGCATTTTATTTCGGTGTGCTCTATCTTTTTTTTGTGACGAAGATGATTGGAATTTAGCATATTCGTCCTTATAATCTCTATGCATTTTACTGATTATGAATTATTTTTTTTGCCATTTCTTCAGCAACTTCTTTACTATGACCACGTATCATTTTGCTTTCTACATAATCAGCAAACTGTTTGGCTCTATGATTTTCAAGTTCTTTTTTTTCATTTTTGACTATTTTATCAGCAATCTTTTGCATTTTTTTAATATTGCTCATTATCTACTACGTCCTCTTTGGTCTGTTTTTCTTTTCTTTTTTTCTTCTTCTTGTTTTTTTCTAAGTTCTCTTAGTCTACGTAATCTTTCTAAATTTTTTCTACGAGTAAGAACACGACTGCCACTTGGTTTTTTATCTTTTAATCTATCATTTTCTCCATCTCGTTTTTTTAGTAATGCTTGATATTTTTCTGGTTCTTCTCTTCTAAACTTTCTATTACGTAGTAAACGAAAATCTTCTGCAGTAAGTTTCCCATCTTTATTTGCATCTAATTTTTTTTGATTACCTTTTGGAGATGGCCCACTTTGTGTGCCTGTTGCTCCTTCACCTTTTGTTGAAGCCACATCATCTTTACTTGTTTTTACTGATGACTTGTTTTCTGATTTTTGCGTTGGCATTGGTGCTTTTTTTGTATCTTTCATTATTGTACTTGCACCTTTTCTAATTTCATCAAATTCTTTTTGCATAGTACCAGAACGCATTTCTTTACGTTCATTATCTGACTCTCCTCTTTTTTTGATACGATATTCACCCATACCTGCACGGGCAGTAAAATTTGTAGGTTCTCTACGTAATAGTCTACGCCGTTTTTTTAGAGTCATTACCATTTGCTTTACCTTTCATTTTCATAATTTTTCTTTTAACACTAGCAGGTAAATCTTTAAAGTGAAATAATTTTTCACTTGTTTTATTATGTGTCTTACCTGTATGCAAATCACCATTTGGCATTTTATGAGTACCTCCCTTATGGATAGTACCATCTTTTTTATAGTGAGGTACTCCTTTCATTAGTAACCTCTTTTCTTTTTTTTCTTCATTGGCATTTTTTTTCCGGGCATTTTATTTTCCTTTCTTTTTTTTATTTTTTAATCGTATGGACATACGCTTTGCTTTGGCTCTTGCATCTGCCTTGCTTGACGCACCCCATGCACGCAATGATAACAGAAGTCGTGTTGGTTTACCATCTTTATATTCTGGCCCGGGCATATTACCCATTCTTGCTAGAAAAGATGCACGTCTTGGATTATCTCCACGTTTGACAGGAGGACGTAATGTACCTCCTTTATAAGATGCACGACCTTTAGCATTTAATCCTCCCTTCGGATTCTTTCCTGCCTTTCTTTGCCATGCGGGTGTTTTCATTTATTTAATTCTATTTCTAAAATTATTAAGTCCACCTTTAAGCAATCTATTCGGAATACCTGCTCCTCCACCTCTACCTTTTCGTTTCTTCTTTGGAGCATCATCATCATCAAATCCACCTGTTCTAATTATATCTTTCATATCTGCTTTATACACTTTTTGAAGTGTTCTTTTTTGAGTAGGTGTCATATTTCCTGTTTGTTTTGTACTAAAGCGTTTTTTTTGTTTTTCTTTTACTTTAGACTCTGCTACTTCTCCTCTAGTAAATCCCGGAAAATCTTCCTCTTCTCTAAACTTTTTTTTAAATTTTCTTTTCCTAGCCAAAGCAAGAAGTCGAGCTTTTAATTTTTTTTGTTTTTCACTCATAATCGGACTTTAACAGAAAAAAAAATAAAAAGCAACGAACCTTGAACAACTTTAATGAGAGAGAGGTACTACCTGTATTGTATGTGCAGGTGTTTTTTAGACCCCATGCCCTATAACTAGGTCATGGCGTGGTAAA